GGTGCTGTTGCAGGTCGCGGTCGGCCTGAAGATGCTGTCGCTGGCGGGTGCTGGCGCGGCTGCGGCGGCGGCTGGTGTGCAGGCACTCGGCGCGCGAATCACGGCAATGAGCGCGGCATCGGCTGCGGCGGGCGGCGGGCTGGCCGGGTTGAAGGCTGCGTTCCTGTCGCTGGGTATGGCGGCCAGGGCGTCGATCGTGGTGGCCGGGATCGCCGCGACCGTGCTCGTCTTGCAGAAGCTGTCCGACATGGGCCGCGATGCCCCGCCGAACGTCGACAGGCTGACCACCAGCCTGGGCCAGTTGGGGCGCACGGGCAAGGTCACGGGCGAGGCCGCCGACCACTTCGGGAAAGACTTCGGGAAGCTCCACGACCAGATCAACAAGGTCGTGAACCCCAGCGTCGTGGAGAGCATCAACAACTGGGGTGCGAAGGTCACGGGCGGCCTGCTCGATTCGGGTGACGCCACCGAGACGTTCACCAAGAACATGGACGCCATCGACCAGTCCCTGGTCAGCCTCGTCAAGGGCGGCAACGCCGACCTGGCCAAGGCCGCGCTGAACAGCATGACGAAGGGCATGAGCCCGGAGGCCGCCAAAAAGTTCAAGGACGAGCTGGACGGCTACCCGTCCGTACTCGCCGATATTGCGCTGGAGCAGCAGCTCACCGCCGACAGCATGGGCTTCTTCGGTGAGGCCGCCCTCGCCACGTCGGCGAAGTTGGAGGCGCAGCAGCGCAGCGCGGACGGACTACGTCAGTCGATCCTCGCCCTCAACGACGTCAACCGCAGCGCATATGAGGCGCAGATCGGATTCGAAGCCTCACTCGACTCCCTCACCGAGTCGTTCAAGGAGCACGGCTCCACCCTCAACCTCGACACCGAAGCCGGCCGCGCGAACGGGCAGGCGATGGCCGAGGCGGCGAAAGCGCAGGGTGAGCTGATCGCGACCGGGCTCGCGGCTGGTGAGTCGCTCGGCTCGATGACGACGAAGTCGAACGAGCTGCGCGCGTCGATGCTCACGCTGGCCACTGAGGCGTTCGACGGGAACAAGGCGAAGGCCACGGAGTACGTCAACACGCTGCTCGGCGTCCCGTCTGACATTGCGACGCTGGTGAAGCTGGAACGCGAGGAGGCGGTCGCCGGGCTGCAGACGGTCCAGGCCGCGATCACGGCGACACCGGGCGTGAAGGAAGTGAGAGTCGATGCTCTCAACGCTGCCGCGATCGCGGCGTTGGAGAAGGTCGGCCTGAAGACGAGGACCTTGCCGGACGGCCGAACGGCCGTGTACACGGCGAACGGCCAAGCCCTCGGCAGTATCAGCTCGGTGTGGGGGGCGCTGAACAATCTCAACGGCAAGACTGCGAACACGTACACCACACATCACGTTCTGTACGAGTACGCCGTGGCGTCCGGCCAGATCAACGGGCGTACCAGTAAGCAGATGGGCCGGGCCGACGGCGGCCGCGTGCCCCGGTATGCCGACGGAGACCGGGTGCAGGTCGCCCCCAACGGTCTGCTGCGCGGGCCGGGCTCGGGCCGCAGCGATGACATCCTCGCCCTGTTCGCGTCGGGTGCAGTAGGCAAGGTGTCGACCACCGAGTACGTGGTGAACGCGAAGTCGACGGAGAAGTACCTGCCGCTCCTGGAGGCCATCAACCAGAACAAGATCCCGGGCTTCGCGTCGGGCGGTCTCACCTCCGGTCAGCTCAAGGGTTTGTCGGCGCCGTCGGACATGTCCGGGCTGACGTCGACGCTCGCAGATGTCCGGACCCGCATCAAGGACAAGACGGGCGGCCGTACAGAGTCGCGGCTGCTCAACATCCTGGACGCGGTGGGTAAGAAGCTCATCGCCCACGAGAGGGCGCTCACCTCGGTCAACGCGTCCCTGTCGAAGGCGAAGGACAAGCTCAAGGACCTGACGTCGGCGTCGGCGCAGATGGCGACCGGCATCAAGTCGAACATTCTGTCGTCGGCGAGCATCACCCGCGGTGCTTCTGGCGACGCTCCCACCACGGTGCGTTCCATCATGTCCGGTCTCACCGCTTCCCGTGACAAGGCGTCTGCGTTCTCCGGTGCGCTGTCCGGGCTGCGGAGCAAGGGACTCTCGCCGGCGCTGCTCCAGCAGATCGCCGAGGCGGGCATTGAGGGTGGCGGGTTGGAGACGGCGGGTGCGCTGATGTCGGCGTCGTCGTCGGAGATCGGCTCCATCAACAGTCTGCAGTCGCAGATCAACTCTTCGGCGTCGTCGGCTGGTCGGACGACTGCTGATCACATGTATGCGACGGCGATCAAGCAGCAGACCGTGTCGGTGAACAAGCTCCAGGCGTCGCAGGACCGGCTGGAGCGGACGATGGCCGCGCTGGCGAAGTCGCTGGACAAGACGCTGGGGAAGACGCTCGGCAGGAAGGCGGCGGGCGGGATCGTGGGCGCGGCCGCGGCGGGCGGGATCCGGTCGAGTCTGACGTGGGTGGGCGAGCAGGGGCCGGAGCTGCTGGACCTGCCGTCGGGGTCGCGTGTGTGGTCGAACGCCGACAGCCGGCGGAAGGCGGACGCGCCGTGGTCGTCGATGCTGAACACCCCACGCCGAGGTGCGGCCGGAGGGGGTACCGCCGGCCCGCAGGAGGTCCGCGTCGTCGTCGAACTGCGCGGGACCAGCAACAGCAAGTACGAGGAGTTCCTGCTGTCCGAACTTCGCAGCGCGATCAACGCGCGCGGCGGTAATGCCCAGGTCGTCCTGACCGGACGCCGACAGCCTTAAGGAGAGAAGTGCCGTACACGACATGGAACGGGCCTGCGCCGACGACAGCCGCGCTGGCTTCGGTGACGACCGGAACCGCGATCAAGACGATGCTGCAACTGGCTACCCCGGCGACGCGGCAGATTCAGATCCTGGAGTGGGGGTTCTCTGTCGACGACCCGCCGGGTGCGGACGGAGTGGTCGAGCTGATCGACACGAACGTGGCCGCTACCGTGACCCAGCATGTTGCGGCAGGCGTCTTCAACCTGGACCCGAACGGGGCGGCGTCGCTGCTGACGCTGGGCACTTCGGCGACCGGCTACACGTCGACGAGCGAGGGTGTGATCACCGCCGCGCGTCCTCTGGATGCGGTGTCGCTGTCGTCGGTGTCGGGCGAGTCGGGCCTGTGCTACGTGCGGACGTTCATGCCGGATGACCGGCCCATCGTTGCCGTGTCCCGTTTCCTGCGGGTCCGCGCGACGACGCCGACCACGGCGGCTGACATGCGCTGCTGGGTGACGTTCCAGGAGGTGGGCTGACCCCATGCCGAACCTCGCCCCATTCGCTGCCGCGTTCCGGCGCCGTCTCGCCAACCTTCCCGGCCCGGTGCGGGCGTCGGGGGAGGCGTCTGATGGTGAGCCGGTACAGGTCGAGATGCTCATCAGCGGCGTGTGGGTCGACATCACCCCGTATGTGATGGTCCGCGACAACCAGGGCCGCATCAGTATCGACTACGGCATCCGGGACGAGGGCTCGGAGACGGAGCAGGCACGCTCGACGCTGCCGCTGAACAACCGGGATAGCCGCTTCACCCGCCGTAATCCGACCGGCCCGTACTACGGCCTGATCGGCCGCAACACCCCCGTCCGCATCAGCGTCCCGGACGGCAACGGCGGCAAAAGCTACCGGCAGCAGGCCGAAATCTCGAAGTGGCCGAAGGGCTGGGATCCGTCGGGGAACGACGTGTGGGTCGACGTCAACGCGGACGGACTGCTGCAACGCCTGTCGCAGGCACCGCCGCCGGAGCGGTCGATCATCTACAACGCGGTCATGGCACCCCCGTTGACAGGGCTGGTGGCGTACTGGCCGTGCGAGGACGTCGACAGCTCCGTCGAGCTGGCGTCCGCACTGGTCAACGGCTCACCGATGACGTGGACAGGCAATCCCGACCTCGCCGCCTACACGGGGTTCGGGGCGTCCGACCCGCTGCCCACCCTCACGGGCGCTTCCCTCAGCGGCGGCATCGTCCGCTACGACACGGCCGCGGTGACGCAGTACCAGGTGCGTTTCCTCCTCGCCGTGCCTGCGGTGGGCTTCTCCGACCTGGACGTCATCTCCCGTCTGCAGGTGGCGGAGGTAGCCGCAGGCATATCGCTCCTCAACTACTTCGACGTCCACTACAACGACCCGCCGGGCGGCCTCGGCTCCTACGGCGGGGCCGGCACTCTCAGCGTTCAGACGTACGACGGTGATGAGGCGCCGCTGAACTCGGCGTCGCTTTCGATGGACGTGCGTGGCCGCCTGCTGCGGGTGTCGCTGGAGAACTCGATCTCCGGGACGACGCTGACGTCGACGCTCCGGGTGTTGGACATTGCGTCGGGCGTGACGGACAGTGCCTCGCTCACGCATACGGCCACGAGCATGTCGCGCGCCCTGGCCGTGTCGCTGGCCCCAGCCACCCTCGCGGGCAGTGCAGGTGTTATCGGGGCGGCGGTCGGCCACGTCACGGTGCAGACCACGGTCACGAGCATCACCGACCTGGGCCGGGCGATTCAGCCCACCGGCGAGGCGGCGGGCCGCCGTATCCAGCGCCTGTGCGCCGAGGAGGGCATCCCGTTCGACTGGGTCGGCGACCTGGACGACACGGTGGCGCTCGGCCCGCAGACCAAGCAGAACGCGCTCGGCGTCATCAGGGAGGCCGCCTTCGCCGATGGGGGCCTGTTGTACGAGAGCCGGTCCACGCTCGGTGTCGGCTACCGCACCCGCGCCTCGCTGTACCGGCAGGACCCGGCGCTCATCCTCAGCTACATCGGCCACAACCTGAGCGAGATTCCGACGCCTGTGGAGGATGACCGCTACCTCGCCAACAAGGTTGTGGTCTCCGTCAACGGAGTCACCGCAACCTACGAGGAGACGACCGGCCCGGTATCGACGGCGCCGCCGCCCGCCGGGGTGGGCGTGTACGGGGCGAACTCGGAGAGCCCCGTCATACTGAACCTCGCCAGCACGGCGGCCGGAACACTGCGGGACCACGCCGCGTGGCGGGTCCGGCTCGGCACTGTGGACGAAGACCGCTTCCCCAAGATCTCCGTCAACCTGGCCCACCCCAGCATCACCCCGGACATGCGGCGCGCCATCCTTGCCCTGCGGATCGGCGACCGCCTCCAGGTCACAGGCCCACCGCAATGGGTCGGCCCGGACACCATCGACCAGCTCATCCTCGGACTGTCCGAGGAGATCACCCACTTCGAGCACCGCCTCACCTTCACCTGCCAGCCTGCTTCCCCCTACAACTCGATCGGCGTCCTGGACACTGCGGACACGCGGATCGACATCGACGGCTCCGAACTCCTCACCGCCGTCTCTTCGTCGGACACCGCGTTGACGGTGATCCCGTCGGCCGGACAGTCGATGCTGTGGACGACCGATGCAGCGGACTGGCCCTTCGATGTCCGTGCCGGCGGCGAAACGATGCGGGTCACGAGCGTGACGAACTGGCTGACCGACACGTTCACCCGTGTCGCTGCCAGCAGTTGGGGCACGCCCGATGTCGGCTCCGCCTGGTCCACCGTGGGCGGCGGCAGCGCCTCCGACTACGCCGTCAACGGCAGCGCCGGCGTGCACACCCTGTCGACAGTCGACATCAGCCGCCGCACTTCGATGGCGGCGGCCGGCCCGGACTTTGATCTGTACTGCGACATCACGACGTCGGCTCTGGCGACGGGCGACAGCCTGTACGGGGCGGTCACGGCGCGGATGCTGGACTCCGGGACCATGTACATGGCCCGCCTTGAGTTCACCACGGCGAACACGATCGTGCTCGTGCTGCGTCGTCTCCTCGCTGACGCCAGTCTCGACCTCGGTACGTACACCGTGCCGGTCACGCATGTGGCGGGGACGTTCATCCGGGTCCGGTTCCAGGGTGTCGGAAGCCGTATCCAGGCGAAGGCGTATCCGGCGGCGGACCTGGTGGAGGATCCGAGGTGGCATGTTTCCGGCGTCGACTCGGGGATCAGTTCCGCGTATTCGATCGGGACCCGGTCGATCCGCGTCACCGGCAACAGCAACGCCGCATCGGTGGCAATCCAGTACGACAACTACCGGGTGATCAACCCGCAGACCCTGACGGTGACCCGCTCGCTGAACGGCACTGTGAAAGCGCAGCCGGCGGCCACGGATATCCGTCTCGCCAATCCCACGTACATCGCCCTGTAAGGAGCAGTTATGGCCGCAGAGTCATATCCGTCGCTCGCGGGCGGACAGCGCCTGACCGGCACGCTGCTACGCAGCATGCAGTCCCAGACCGTCCGTAAGACCGCGGACACGCAGAGGACGGCTACCACCGCGATCGTCGCGGACGACCACCTCATCCTGCCTGTGGAGGCGTCCGGGGTGTACATCGCGGAGGGGTGGATCAAGTACTCCGGTGCTGCTGCGGGTGATATCGGTATCCAGTGGACGGTGCCGTCCGGTGCGGTCGGGGAGTGGGCGTCTCACGGTGTCGGCACGACCGTCATCGGGTCCAGTACGGCGCCTGCGCTGCTGGTGGATACGCAGGATGCCCGCGGCTACATGATCCGTACCGAGCCCAACGAGTTGGGGGTGGCGCGCACTTACGGCTGCCTGGGGGCGGCGGCGACGCTGACTCTGTTCATGTACGGGACGATCCGGATGGGGTCGACGGCCGGCAACTTCAGTGTGGATTGGGCGCAGTCGGCGTCGAACGCCGTCGCGACGACTCTGTATGCGGATTCGTGGCTGCGTGTGCAGAGGATTGCTTGATGGCCGCGGCCCGCCGTCTTGTTGCTGTCGTCGCGCTGGTCGTGGCGTGCGTGTTGGGGGCGGCGCCGTCGGCTGCGCGGCCGGTGGCTGCTGCCTCGGATGTGCTGGTGACGGAGGGCGGGACCCGGTTCGCGCTGGTGTCCTGCACGCTCCGCAACACCGGCACTGGCTGGACGATCATCGCCGATGCCGGGCACACGCCGTCCGGCTGCCAGGGGGTCGTGCAGCACGCGGACCACATCGAACTCCAGCATGCGGTGGGTGCGGTGCGGGTGTCGTCCCTGACCGTGACCGTGGACGAGACGTATGCGCAGGCCGGTTTGCGGGCGGGCGCCAGCGTGGGGTTCGCCCTGTCGCGGATCTACCTGTACTCCGGCGCCTCCGGGGGCGCGGCGTTGGACCCGGCGACCGTCTCAGTGGCGTCCGGAAACCTGTGGGTCTACGGGCTCCTCAAACTCTGACCTGCACGAAAGGAGTCCGTCATGGCCTGGTGTCCGTTCGCCACCAAGTACGAGCTGCAACCTGAATCCGACGATCAGCCCGCGGTCCGGCCGACGCAGTTCATCGTCCACAGCATCATCGCCCCGTGGACGGCGAAGCGCGTCTACGAGTACTGGCGCGACAGCACCAACCTCGAAAGCCACTTCGGGCTCGGTTACGAGGGCGACCTCGGCCAGTTCATCGGCACCGAGACCCGCGCTGACGCGAATGCGGGCGCGAACCGGCGGCCAGACGGCACCGGCGCTGTCAGTATCGAGACCGCGTCGAACCTCCAGGGCTCGGACCCGTGGACGGGCGAGCAGGTCGAGGAGTTGATCCGGCTCGGGGTGTGGCTGCACGAGGAGCACAGCATCCCGCTGCGGATCTGCCGCACCCACGACGACCCCGGCTTCGGCTACCACAGCCTGTTCCCGCAGTGGTCGACGTCTGGCACGGCCTGCCCCGGAGCGGCCCGCATCCGGCAGTTCCGCGAGGTTGTGTTCCCTGGGATCGTCTCCCGCGCGAACGGCGTCAGCACACCCCCAGTACAGGAGGAAGACGTGGCTCTCACCCCCGACGACATCAAGAAGATCGGCCGCCAGGTCGTGACCGGGGCGAACGGCGCGAAGTCCCCGGACGACCCGACGTTGGAGTGGGCTGTGTCCAGTTTCCTGGGCCTCACTCTCAAGGCGACCCGCCGTATCGAGGCCGACCTCGCGGCCGTCGAGGCGAAGGTCGACAGCCTGACGGTGGGCGGCATCGACCTCGATGCCCTCGCCGACAAGGTCGCCGACAAACTCGCCGCCCGCCTCGCCGACTGACCCATCGAACAAGGAGACCATCATGTCTGAGATCAACCTGCCCGACGTCGACACCGTGGTGAAGACCGGCGCCACCTACGCGAGAGACCTCGCCGAGCGCACCGTCTGGTCGTTCCTCGGCGGCGCGACCGCCGTGACCGTTGCGGCTGGTCCGGCCGACATGTTCCACGCCTCGTTCTGGCACGCGGTCGGTGCGGGCGGCCTGGCCGCGGCGTTCGCCGTACTGAAGGGTGTCGCCGCGCGGATCGTCGGCGAGAAGAACAGCGCCTCGACCGTCGCAGGCGTCTGACCCAAAGAGGGGATAACACGTGCCGGATGAGCCGACGCTGGGTGAAGTCGTGCGGCGTTTCGATGAGCGCTTCACCGATGTCCGCGATGACATCCAGCAGCTCGGCCGCCGCATGGACGAGAAAGTCGACCAGCGGATCTACGACCTACGCCATGAGGCGTTGACGGCGCGGGTGGGAACGTTGGAAACCCTGCGGGAGAAGGACACCGAGAAACTGGTCGCTACCCGCCGGTGGCTGATCGGTGCGGTGATCGTGCCGCTGGTCGGGATCCTGCTGCCCGTCATCATTCTGCTGACACGGGGGTCGTGATTGTGAGCCGGGTCCAGATACGGGCGGAGGAGCGCAAGGGTCGGCGTGGGGATGCGCTGGTTGTGGTCCTCGCCTTGGCGTTCGGTACGGCACTGGCGTGGATCCTGCTGAGCGTTCAAACCCTGAACGATGATCTACATGCATCCAATGCG